ATGAGCAACATCACCGAAACCGAATGGCAGCTGATCCGCTCTGTATTCGGGGACATCGCTTACGAGGAACCGCACAACCACGCGGACATGCTGGCGACCGCGAATGCGATCACCGGCCGTGCTCCCGACGTTCCCTCTGACGCCGCAGACGAACTTAAATGAAAAGCCCGCCGATTTGGCGGGCTTTTCATTATCGGGCGAGTTTAAATTCCTGTCCCTGTTCGGCCTTCAACAGCCGTGACCGGACCTTCCAAAGCACTCTTTCCTCGGCGGACATCCCCGTCGAAGGGACTTCGGGAGGTGCGGCCAGCGCCTCGACAACAGGCACGCCGTGGATGCCGTGCTGCTTGCCCTCAACGAACTTGCGGACGGCCCCAATTCCAGCCTGAGCCAAAGCGCGCAGTTCATGGTCGTCCATGGTGAGCAGCGTCGCCCGAACGTCCTTTGCTAGCCCATCCAGATCGAGCGTCGGGCGCGCCGAAGTCGTGGCCTTGGCGTATTTGATGACCGTAGAAACACCGTCCCGATCGAGGTCGTGAACCGCCGCCTGACGCTGCCTCGTCTCTTCGAACTCGTCGAGGAGTTGCGTCCCCGAGACGTCCGGCTTGTAATCCGGGTTGGGCATCGCGCCGCCTCCGCCCGAACCAAAGATGACGGAGAACGGCCACCTGAGGAGCTGCTCTCCCCAACGAATTACGCCCAGAGTTCCGCGCCAGAGGCTAGCCAATGCATTTGCGAATGCTTTCAACATGTCGATGTCTCCCTTTCGTGTTGCAGGGAGATCGTGGGGGCGGCCACCGCAAGCAACAAACCGTCGGCGAGTTGCGTCAGGCCAGCGCCGGTCACACCATCGTAGTCAGACCAACATTTAGGAGCTGACTATGGCACTACCTTTCGCCCGCCGCCGCCCATTCGCCGATTTCGAAATCCCACGCACGCCGACTGTGCCGCGGCCGCGCCCTGAGGCGGGCGTGAAGAGCCGAATCGTGGTCCTGAAACGCCGCGAGGACGGCACGGTATTCGAGGGAGCCGCGCGACCGGCATTCCTCTTTCGAGACCAGACGTCACTTACCGAAAAATACAAGCTGCCGACGGACTATTTCTGGCGCGGATCGCCCGAGCATCTGGCTCGTCGTCTGGAACTGGGCCTCGACTAATCCAAGAAACAGAAAACCCCGGGGAAAGGAAACCCCGGGGTTCAACCAACATGTTTCAGCGATCGAGGCATTTGTCGGGAAACATCGTGCGGTAGATCGCCTACCTCGATAGTGAGTCCAGCACGCGCCCGGTACAAGTCCGCCGGCGGAAATTATCTGGCGTCCACGAGGCGCTTCACGGCCGACAGCTTGAGGCGGCAGTCTTCTCCGGCCTTGGCGAGCTTCACCATGTACCTGGCGACGTCCTTTTGGGAAACCCAGACCGTTCCAGCCTCAGGCTCGGGAGAGCAGGACAGCAGACTTTTAGGAACCTCGACACGGCGTTCGACGATCTCCGTCACTGTAATGGTCTTGGTCGTAGTGCATCCGACGAGGAGCAAGAGCAGGCTGACGAAGACGGCCGCGTTCAAGGCTCTGAAATAGGGATCGGTCGGTCTCATTTCGGACCTCCGAACCTCGACGCCCGCAGCCGTTCGAGTACAGCGGCGACAGGACCGTCGTCCACCTCCGGAGCCGCCTCGATATCCGCCTCGGCGACCCGCGCTTGTTTCGTGATGACTTCCAGACCGGCCTGAAGGTGTTCGAGGGCTTCGATGGCTGCGCGCCGATCCTCATCGGCACGCTTCGCCGCCTCGGCATTCCGATTGGAAATGCCCACTAGACGGGCGTTTTCAGCCTCTTGCTGAACAAGAGCGGCCTTAATTTCCAATAGCTCTGATGACATCGAAAAGTAGCGATAGGCGGCGAGACCGCCCGCGGTGGCGACCACGGTAATCAACCCGGCAATCAGATAGGCCTTAAACATCGGGCTTTTCTCCCTTACGCCGGAGGTCGAGGAGGCCTTGGGCGATCAGGGATCGCATGTCGAGGTGGCCGACGCCCATATAAAGAACGAGAAGCGCAACGGCGACGCTGCCGACGACAGAGATGAGTTCGGCGAGACCGGGATAGCCAACGTAGACCCCGAAAAACGCCAGTGCGTAGACGCCGATCAACGACCAGGCGGTCGCTCGTTTCGAAAATGTCCGTGTTGACTTGGATTTCTGGCTCATTTCGAGGTCCCTTTGATTTCGACGTCGAAACGGAGGCCAATGGCTTCGCCGATCTGGAAAAGTTTGCGCTCGGCAATCGTGTCGCCGAAGCCTTCGAGGAACTTGTCGACATCAGATTTTCGAATTGACGGCAGGTATCCGATGATGTCGGCGGCCTTGATGCCCCTAGTTTTGATTTCGTGAGCTATTGCCTCGGCGACCTGCTCGCGCATGCGTTTGAGGCTCGCGGGAACGTATCGGTCTGGGCTGACGGGGCGGAATTGACCGCCGCGGGCTCGGTGGGAAGCCTGAGGCGATCCGGGATAGATGAAGCCTGTATCCATTTCACGCTGCTCCCTGGATGGCGGCGTGGAAGGCCTTGGCGTAGCGGGCAATATCGTCAGCGCGGTCCGTGGAGTTGATGATGCGGCGGGCATTGACCCAGTCAGTGGACCTCCCGAAGTAGTCGGAGAGCCGGTGGCCGGTGAAAACGCCGTCCCGCATGCCGATCACTGCGATCTTGGCGGCGATTTCGGGCTTGAGGGCGTATTCCGGGAGGCGCTCGAGGTCGATCCCGAGCAGTTCCGAGAATTTGCGGTAGTTGTCGCGGCCGGTGATCTGAACGTAACCACGACCTCGGAACGTCCACCCGTCTCCAGAGGGCTCGGGACCGTTCCCCATGCGGCCGCCATAAGCGCGGTTGGCGATCCGTGACGGCTGTCGGGCGTAAGCCTTGGCATCGGTCCGCGTGAAATACCGTGGGAACGTCCTCAGCAGGCCCTCGGCGCTGTAACTCAGATTCTCGGAGATCGGCTCGAACGTCATCCCCGTTTCGATTGTGGGCGTGGCGAGGACATAGGCCACATGGCGAGCGTCGGCGACGCCGTATCGGTCGCAGGCGTCGAGCAGCGCTTCAATGCCGGAGACCTGTGAGAGTGAAAGTCGCCCGCCAAATACGGTGGTGCGGACGGAAGAGAAGAACTTTGCGCGGTCCAAGACCAGGTACTCTTGTGAATACCTGATTATTGGACGGCCGGCGAAAATGACATAGTGATTTTGCGAAGAATCATAGGGGTTTGCGGCATGACGGAACACGACAGGATATTTTTCGAGACAATCGAAAAAGCTATCGCATGGGGAGGCTCCATCGGCGGAACGGATATAGCCGATGCTTTTAACATTGCCGCTGATCATGTCGCCGTCCTACTGGAGGACGCTTATGCAAGTTATAAGCGCGGGTCATTTGGAACCTGCGTGTTCATTGCCATTTCCGCACTCGAAGAAACGGCCAAAGCGGAGCTTCTCGGGTATCGGGCACGCGGTGGAGATGGTCAGAAGAAGAAGGGTATCGACCCGATGCGATCCCATGCGGAAAAACACATAATGTCGATCCGTCCCACGACGTTTATGGGTCGCCTTCCAGGCATTCTCGGAGACGAGACATGTCAAAGGCTGATCGAGGAAGCGATGACCGGGAAGCTCAAGGAATTGCGTGAGATCGCGCTATACGTCCATGCCGACGAAAATGGCGTGCGCGCTCCGGCGAGCGAAGTCAGCAAGGAGCGAGCGCGGGAGATTTTACTGGTGGCTCTCGAGTCCGCAGATGATGTCCTCGTGGGCTATACCGCCCTCTCATTCGAGCTGGGCAAGCGGTTCGAAGAGCTTATCAAGGAAATCGCGTGACGACGATCAACCGAGTGCACAGTACCTTCCGTCGTCTGACTGGATCAGCATAGCCCTGGTGCCATTGCAGTAACCGATGGAATGTCCAAAGGCCCAAGCCGTGGGTCCTTTGTTGTATCCCTGTTTCTTCCGTGCTGAGAGACCGCCCGTGTGAACATCCTCGTGGATGCTTGGGGCATGAGTGTGTTCAGTGGTCATCTTCCTGCCCATACGCGTAAATTGCCTGGGCGTTCCGCGCGCACCGCCGATTCCGATGTCGCCGTGGTGACCATAGTCGACGCCGTAGACGAGGTATGTGCCGCCGGAAGCGACAAATGGAACATCGTCGCGTAGTCCCGCCTTCCTCATGGCAAACTCGACAAGGTTGAAGTCTCGGTCTTTCTTGCGAATGGCATTGTGCCAAGCGGCGTTCATCTCATGCCAATAATAGGCATTCGCGGGATCGGTCTGCCCTTCCTTATTCTTGGTCCACCTGCAGATCGCGGCGTCGTGGTTTGATTCGACCACAACTGAAATGCACCAATCCCGATGCATTTCGTTGATGAAGTGCGCGGCGTCCCGAACTTCGTCTTCGACGTTGTCCTTTCCGGAAACGTAGACTTCGGCCATTAGGTGCGGATCGTTGATGCTGTGATGGTTCCGACGCCGAAAATCGAGCGTGTCATGGTAGAAGCAAACCTCCGGCCGCAGTCGCTCGTAGATGCTGTCTGTGGTTACGACCTTCTTCCGGTCAACGCAGAAGCCGAAAGCGGTCCTGGCGACTACGGGATCGAGCTGTTCGTAGTGGATGTCGCCCCACGCTATCGCGCCGACGCGGCAGCCGTCATAGACGATGCCGTCCTTCACGAAATGCGTTAGGTCCTGGAAAGAGCCGTCATCAGCGTTTGCGACCAGGTGACGGAAAAAGACCTCGCCGTCGACGTCGATTTCGACCAGTAGCGCGGCATATGTGTGTCGAGCGATGCTCTTGCGACCCGACGCACGAGGAGCATAGGAGGGGATTGTGCAGCACCCCGTCGACACCGCGAATCGGGCTGGTTCATCTTGAGGTCTGGGGATCGACTGAAGAGCGACTCTTGCATGCGGGACGATGACGTGTTGTCCGCCATACGTCGTCATCCAGCCATTGAGTGGGTTTGCCGACGTGGGCAAGACGTTCGCATCGCCGATGAACATTATCCTGTCGTTTAGTACGACGCGTAATGGGCAGAGATATTCTCGAAGGGCGGGGTCGTATACCGCGGTCTGGGCGGCGTGATCCTCGAACAGCCCCTTTTGATACGTGAATGGTCCGACAAAAAATTGGGCTTTTATGGCGTCGCAGTATGCGAGCAGGTTGTCCACGAAAGGCTTGAAGATCAGGGTGTCGTCCTGTGCCGCACTGACGATGAAGCGATGTACTTTGCCGGGTACGAGATCGGCATCGATGATATCAATGCTGGAAATCCGGGGCGGCTTGGGTTTCTCAGGCTTAGGAGGTTCCGCCGGCTGATTTCTGAGATACTCCAGAGCATACCTGGCTTGTTTCTCAGAACATCCAAGCCGTTCGGCAACTGCTCGACGACCGAGGTCTTGAATTTTCAGGCCCGTAATTTTCGATGCGCGGTCTGCGACCGTAGTGTTTTTATGCATATTCGATGTCTCCCGTGACATGGAGACCGTGGGTCGGCGATTTCGCCGATGCAAATTCCGCCGGCGAGTTTGGCATTAGCTTCCGATGTGCAGGGATGATCTGACCCAGGCCCCGAGCACAGTGACAACGATCGCTGAGACTGTTCCGGCAATGGCGGCGATAGCCGACAAGACGCCGCCACGCTTGGCGTCAAGCTTTTCAAGTGCTTCGACGCGCGTCCGGATATCGGAGTGGATGGCGATATTGGCTTCGATTGTCGCCAACTTCGTCACGATTTCCATCTGGGTCTTCTGGAGTGCGGAGAGCTGGCTGAGGATGTAGGAATTGTCGGGCGTGGTCATTGCATTCTCGGTGTCTGAGGGGCGCAGACAATTCGCTCATACGAGGCTGCAAGATTCGAACCGCCGACGAATTAAGGCGCGGGTGTCGGCGGCGTGTAGCTGATCTCCGTCGCTTCGATGCAGTAGGAACAATCAACGGGCGTCTGGCTGCCGATGACCAGGCCGTCCGTCGATGCCGAGTGGCGGCCCCGGGCATCGTAGAAGGCACGCGCGGGCTGTCGGGCTGCCCACCGCTGGAGCCTGGCGTTGATCAGTTTCTGTGTGAGCTGGTATTGCGTGCTCATCATGGTTCTCCAAGGTCAGGAGCGATGTCGATGCCCTTCGGAATGTAGGTCGGTCGACACGTCACTGAAACACGACGGCGCAGCAAGTCCTCCTCCCGGAGTGTCGGGAAGCCGATGTGATGCTGCGTGGGCAGGCTGTTGATGGCGGCCATGGGATCGAAACCGCCGAACGACGCCATGTTTGCCGCCGCCATTTGTTCGTCGGCGTCGTGGATAACTTCGTCGGCATAAGGGGCAAGGCCGGCGAGAGCGAGGGCGTCGACAGGTTCGGAGACACGTCCGTAATTGACGGTGTAGACGACGTCGCCTGCCGTCTGTTCGCCCACGCCCGGAACTGGAATGGACGAGCCGTCCCCGATCGGAGCGAGAATTGTCACCCGACCGACACGACTATGTCCGTCGATCCGCAGCTCGATCGATGTGATCTTGCCGATCGCTTCGCCTCCGGGGATGAGCCGATGCTCCACGCGCGCAGTGTCGGCCGTCGTCATCGCCTTTGCCGTCGCCCACGGAATTTCAAAGCTGATCTCCGTCGCCCGTCCGCGCAAGCAGACCTGACGATCAAGGCGGCGAGTTGCATACCGGATCGCACGGACCCCTCGATCCGGCTCGGCAAATCGCGACGTCCGCATATCCTGGATCGCCGAGCGCTTAGGCGTCACCGCCCAGAGGACGACTTCGTCGTCACCCTGATCCCGCGAAGAGAACGGCTCCTGGGCATCGTGTTCCGTCACGCACACCCAACAACGGCTGGCGGCCTGCACACGATCGCCGACCAGATAGTGACGAACTTCCAGCGTGTCCGGGTCTTCGTATTCCCACTCCGGCGTGACGAGGTCCAGATTGAGCTGGCCGAGATTCAGCACTTCGACTGTCTCGGTTTTCTCATCGCCGAGGACAGGCTGAACGGCAGCGGGCATGGAGATGTCGATAATCTCCTCGCGTGCCTGCTGATACTGGTATTTGGCCCGCCAGTTGTAGGACACTACGTGCGGACGGAGGATGAGGTAGCCGCCCGCGGCGTCGCCGTATTCCGACGAGTTGGCCTGTACCTTGAACGTTAGGCTGTGTGGAACGGAGGTCGCTTCGAAGCTCGCGAAAGACCAACCCGTGTCCGCGCCAATGCCGTCTCCTGGCTTAGGTATCCCCGAGAGAATGTCCTGATACGAAAAGCTCGTGAAGGTGCCGATGTGGTTGGATGCCTGTACATCCTCGGCTACCTGGGTCCAAGACGCAATCACGCGCAGCTTCGTGATCTTCTTCGGTGGTGTGGTCACCTTGAGAGACAACGATCCTTCCAAAATGTCGTTGACCTGATGTTCGACGACACCATTCGTCAGATGGACCAACTGCGGCACCAATGTCTTCCGATCCCAGCGCCAAAGTTGACGCCGTGCGAGCAGCACAGTGGTCGGGTCTTCGGTGGCATCAGCGTCGAAGAACAGCGGATCATACATTTCCGCCGCCTCGCGCTCGGCGAGCGGAGCAACGGGATCGTAATCCACTTCCCCGACGCGCAGCACATTGGCCGCCGCCTGAAGGACGTCGTCCTCGTTGGGCGGAACGCACAGGAATTCCAGCGTCGCGTCCACAGCACCAAGGTTGGTCGGCAGACCTGTGAGCCGGCCGCGCGCTAGCTCTGCGGTTTCCCCGGACTCGGGATCGCGCTCGACGAGAGCGGCATATCGACCAGGTTGGGTTGCGATTCCTGCGATGCCTGGATTGCGGATCGTCACAGTCATATACGGGACGATGAGGTCACCTTCTTCCCGCTCAACCACTGATCCCGAGAACGCTTCGAAAACCTCGGACATGTTGATCGCCCCGAGCTCGAGAACCTCATTCCAGGCCGTCAGCCACTTCAACGCGATCATGCCGCACCTCCGACTTCTTCGGAGACCAGCTCCCAAGAGACCTCCGCACGGGACGCGCGCGTGTTGACCGACCACGGCTCGGTGACCATGAGTTCAAGGATCGGTCGGTAGTAGATTCGCACGGCCGTCGCAGCGGGGGCGGCAAGCGTCAGTACCTTGCCCGCAACAGTGAAAGGCACAGCATTGAAGGCCAAGTCATAGACCCGGATGCTGCCCACGAACGGTGTCCGCTGAAGCGTGCGAGACGTGCCGCCAACGGCGACCATGTCGCCGAGTTCGGAAGGCGGGACGAGCTGGAACTCGGTTCCCGGCCACAGCCTCGACAGAGCGGGCGCACGGATTTCTCCTTCGCCAGAAGAGATGCGGACTTCGTATGAGCGGAACGCCGGGTCGGCCAGATTTAGGAGCCTCCCGTCCCAGGTGCGCCGCATGTCGGACGACATCGGAATTGGTTTCATGTCGACGGACAGGTCGAAGCCCGACTGATACCCGAGCGCGAGGTCGGTGCAGATGAGCGTCGAGGGCGAAATGTGATGGGTCATCAGTTACCTCCCCATCCGGTCTGCGCGCTCGGCGGAATCAAGGAAACTCTCGGTCTCTGGACCACCGAAAAAGGTGCCGACCTTGCCGCCGAGAGAGACCTCTAGCCTGGTCGTGCGGCCTTTCCACCTCTGGGCAGACCTGTACTGCTCCTCGAGCGTGGGTTCCGAGCCATCCGGCTTGATGATGAAGCCCCTCGACGGAGTTTTCGCCGCCCACGCTTCCATTTCGGCGCGCTCCTGAGCCTTTGTCTTCCGACCGTAGGTGTTTACGCCCATGTTCTGAAGGATGCCGATACGCTCATCGAGACTGGCCTTGGACAGCCTGTCGCGTAGGTATGCCTGATCCCGCAGCCTCATCGTCGCGGCAATGGTTTCCTGAGTTTTTGTGCCTTTCGCTACAATAGGCTCCGCAAGCTTGTTGCCGATCCATTCTCCGAGTTTCCAGGCAGCAAGGAGAGTCGTAGCAATCAGGGCAACCTTGCCCGCGGCGAGAGCGGCGGCCGCGCCGATACCAGCCAACGCTGGAGTGAAAATTCCGAGCAGGCCTCGGCCCATGGCGACGATGCCGCCGAGAATCCCCGAAAACCGCAACATGCCAAGGAAAAGAGCCCCAGTAAGAATGTCGGTGCCGAACATGTTGAGCACGGGTTTGATGGCTGCATGGATACCATCGAGGACCGTCTTGAAGTAGCCCCACGCCTCCTTCAGGCTCGCGAAGAATGTCCGGGCACCGTCGCGCAGGTCGTTCAGCCAGAGGAAATCCTTGGCGTCCTTTCCAGTGAGGACGGCGAAAGCGTCGTCGGCAAGGGTCCTGATCCAGACAAACGCGTCGCGCACGCGGTTCAGCCACTCCCAATCGGAATCGAGCCCGCTCAAAATCTTGCCGACCTCGCCGATAGTGACGGAGGCAATTTCAGAAACGGCGACAATGACCTTGCGGCTCCAGGCAAGGATCGCTGCACCCTTTTTGAAGATGGCGCTCTCGTAGTCGGTGTTGCCTTCGATGAACTTCAGGATGTCGTAGAACAGCGTGCGGACGGCTATAAACGTCTCCTGAACCATCTGCGCGATGGTCATGCGGTTGCGCGACAGCCAGCCTGCCAACTGGTCGTTCGTCTCCTCCATCAACGGGGATAGCCCGCGGTTTACTTCCAGCTTCACGCCCTGGAGCGCCATGTCACGGCGTCCTTCGGAACGTTTCAGGCTGGTGCCGCGCTCGGCGTCCTCTTTCGTTGGAACCGCACCAAAGCTGTCCATTTCCCTACGGTAACGATCGATGGCCGCCGTGCCGCCTTCGAGCAGCGCGAGATTCTTCGCTCCGGCGTCTCCGCCGAAGAGCTGCTGAGCGATGCCGAGCTTACGATTGGAGTCCGGGATTTTTTCAAGAGCATCAGCAAGCGCGTAGAGTGTGTCGGTGCCGCCCTTCAGCGCGCGGTCCATGTCGAGCCCGACTTCTTTGAGTTCCTCCAGAGCTTCGCCCGCGGGGCCGAAACCATCGCGGATCGCTTCCTCGGCGGCCATGAGTTCCTTGAACTCGCGAACAAGCGCTAGGCGACGGCGGCTCATTGCGACTTCAGTATCGCGGTCGGATAGTCCCGATCTGCGCGCATTCTCGTACAGCCGGCCGCCGCGACCGGTCTGACGGACTAGGGAATCGATGGCGGCCTTGCGGTCTTCAATACCCTTGAGCGAGGCCATGCGGGCGGTAACCGCCTCGTCGAGAAGGCTCTGCGCGGTGTCAGCGCTGCCCGTGCGGAAGGCGGCGAGCATGCCGCGTTTCGACCAACTCGTGGTTTTTTCGTACGCTTCGTCGGCCTCTTCGATCGACTTGCGGATTTCACCGAACGTGTCGGCGATGGTGCCGAGCGTCGGTAAGAGTTCGTCGGGATCACCGCCGTTCTGTTCTGCGGCAAAGCGCAGCGTCGCGATGTCCTCGACGTTCTCGCCCGTCTGCTTCGACAGAGTGTCGAGCTTTCGGAGGTACTCGGCCATCTCGTCCGTGGCTTTTTTCGCGGCGAGCGAGATCAGGCCGATCTTCGCGGCGGATGCGACGGCGGCGAGCCCAATGCCCTTGAACGCAAGCTGGCTGCCCCTGACAAGCCCCTTGAATGTGAGACCTGCGGCAGCTTTTGCGACAGTACCAATGTGTCGAACCGAAGCCGAGGCAAAGCCCTTGACCGAATCCCCGGCACGCCTCGCGGCGTCGGCTACCAAGTCACGGATGCGACGAGTCGTGGTCCGGACCTGGGCCAACCCTTGGAGCGTCCACCGTGTTGCGATTTCGCGAATAGCAGCCATTAGATGATCTCCTGGAGGAGTTTGGCGGATTCCTCGTTACCCATGGCGGCCGCCACTGCCTGGGCTGTGAAATTACGTTCGGACCTGTCGATCTCGGCGAAGGTGCGGATCGCGAACGAGAGTTCGAACGGCGAAAGTGCAAAGCCGTCGCGGCCGGTACGAACGGTGTATTCCGAAGCGTCGCAGACTAGGCGCATCAGAGAGGACGTCGCGGGGACGTTAGTTTCGGAGACCTCGACTACTGGGGCCGAAGTGCCGTTCTTGCGGCGTTCGGTGAAGAAGTCGTCGATTGGGCGGGTCGGGAAAGTTATCTCCAAGACGCTCAGGAATGCGTGGAGGATTTCCAGATCAGAACGGCGACGCAGCTCTCCATCGGAGCTATCCATGCCCATCGCCGCGACAGCGACCATTGCTGGACGCCCGACGGCGGTTGCTATCTCATCCGCTGTCGTACGGTGTGCCGACGGATCAACGATCTCGACGAGCGTGGGATGCCGGACGGTGAGCCGGAGAAACTCGCGGAGCGTGAGGGCGCGGATTTCGACGTCGCCTTTAATCCATGGCATGGCATGCCTCGCGGTCGTATCTACGGCCGCGAGGATGCTGCTGAGTGTGATCGGGATTCTATCCGGCATTTGCCCTCCCTAGCGCCGGCCGAAGCCAGCGCCTTAGACCGCTTCCAGGCCGCGCATATGGCCGTAACCGGCGGCGGACGTGGAATACATCGAGGCGGTCAGCGAAGCAGTGTTCAGGTTTGCCGTGTCACCGACCGAGATCGCGCCGGACGGGATGAACTCGACGTCGTGAAGCACGACTTCGGTTTCCTTGCCGTAACCCGTCGAGATCACGCCGACGATGTGCAGCTCGCCGCGGATGCCCGAGGTTTCCATGACAGAGAGATCGAGAAGCTTGTCGGCTTCCGTGATGGCTGGCTTGTCGTAGGTGACGGTGGCGTCCGTGTCCGCATCGACAGGCAGCTCGATGATCTCGAGCAGACCGGTCTTGGCGTGGTAGGTGAAGTGCGTGTCTTCGACGTAGACGGCAGACCCGGCGTCGCTCACCGAAATGTTGGTCGCACGGATCGCGGGAACGCGAACGACGTCACCGACGGCGACGTCTGCGATTTCCATCGTCTGTGCGGTCGCGGCAGCCTGCGTCAGGTACTTTTTGTTCGACATGAACAGCGCCTGGTAGAGAAGCTCGGTCCACATCGACAGGCCGTTCAGCGCGACTGATCCGGACTTCTCGGTCGTAAAGTTGCCGATCATGCGCCGGTCGCCGAACTCGTTCGTGTAGCTCGGCACCTGGGTGATGTTCGGTGTGATCTCCACGGTTTCGCATGGACCGAACTTGATGAGCTTTTCGGTGCCTGCGGGCTTGAACATGACCACGCAGCCCATGAGGCGCTGCTTGGTTGTGATCGGGCGGATTGGAAGCTGGGCCATTTAGGTCTCCTGATTAGCTCTGAAGGTTGGATTCGGGGTCGGCGTCGAGAGTGAACATCGAAGCGGCGAAACTTGTGGTTGACGCGATGAGTATCCCCTCGTCGGTCGGCTGCAGCTCGGGACCGACTGTGCCGCTGCAACGCCAATTTGCGAGGCGACCGACGTCGAGAACGCCACCGTTGATCAGCGCCAGTTCGATCTTGGTGCTGATCGCGTCGAGGGTGTCGAGTGCGTCGACGTCGTCTTCATGGACGCATGCGCGGACGGCGACGTCGAAGTCGCGCTGGAGGATTCGCTGCCCCGGAGGATTGTTGTCCGCGGGTGTGACGCGATCGCCGACAACAACGGCGATGAACGGAAGATCGGCTTTCTGAAAAGGTCGCATAGTACGCACGGCGTCGCCGACGAACTCGTCTCCGAATTCCCTCTTCAAGCGCGCGATAACCGCGTCCCGTACCTGTTTCCTTACGTGCGCCATCAGGTCTCCAGCAAAGTCAGCTCGACCTTAGCTAGCCCGTCGGCTTTGCAAGATTCGACGCGGTAGGCCTGGCCGCCGATGGACAGGCGGTCCGTGCCGTTGGTTCTGAGGATTTCGTTGGGGTCGAGGTCGGCGCGATCGGGGTCGATGGCGATGATGTCGCGGACGAAGAGCGTAGCCTTTGGCTTGCCCGTCATCATCGAAAAGCCCTCAGCGGATACTTCTTCAGAGACCTCGGTGAACCACCCTGTGAGAGGGTGTCCTTCCGCCGGTCCGCCAGGGCGCAGCCAGATGATCGCTTCGTGGTGGGCGAAGGCGCGCTGCAAGTGGCGGTTCATTGCTAGAAAGGGATTGGCGGGCATGGCGCACCTCGAATGGAAATCCCGGCGACGAGAGGGAGGCATCGCCGCCGGGATGGACGTCGGGCGTTTAGCCCTGACGAACTTTGCAGACTGCCAGAAGGCGTTCGATCCACGACGCCACGTTGGTCTGCCCCTTGAACTCGGCACCCTCGTCATGCGGCAGCAGGTGCGTGGAGACGTATTCGGGCAGACCAGTCGAACCGAGGTCGGACATCCCCGTGCCCGGTGCGAAGCGGGTCTGGAACATACCTTCTGCAATCGGAACGATGAACATGTCGTCGTCACCGATCAGGCTGATTCCACCGACCTTGGCTCGCGTGTACTTCTTGACGGTGATGTCCGAGGAGATCAGGAAGCCGCCCGAAAGGTCATCACGAAGCGCCGAGCCGTCATTGTAGCGCTCGAACGCCTTCTCAAACTTCGGATGGTCGGTGATCGAAGCGAACCTGTTCTTGCCGCAGATCGCGACGTATCCCGTGGCCGTCAGGTCACCGAGTTGCTCCTCGGCCTTGTCGCGGGCGGCGATCAGTTCCGAACGAATGTTCGTGTTGGACGAGGCAAAGTCCACGTCGTGCGTCGTTTGGACGAGAGGGACGCCGTCCTTCCCGAACGCGTTGAACCAGTTCTGGCGGATGTTTCCGTTGTGGTCGATCACTAGGCCGGTGATCGCCCCAATGCGCGAGACTTCCCACATCAGGCGGTTGCGCCTGTTGATGCGAGCAAGGAGCTTGTTACGCTCCATTTCGACGGTCTCATACAGGTCCGATCCGAACGCACGAACGCCCTCGAACTGCGTCGCAAGAAGGGTCTCTTGCGTCGGGAAGTGCGGCACGATAACCGGAACACCCGAACGGACGTCGCGCTCAGGAGTGTGACCGGGTGCGCCGCGGGGAGCCTCGGGCACGAGGCCGAGCGAACCCTCGTTGAACTCGATCACGAGGTTCTTCGAGGTGACGCCTTCGGAGTTCCATGGGAACCAAGCCGAAGTATGTTCCGGCACATAAGGCTGGGAGTTGACGTGTCCGGTTACGACGGCTTTCTCGAAGAGCTCGTTGCCGGGGGTGAAGATGTTTGCGATATCAAAGCTCATGAGAGTCTCCGTCGTGTTGCGTGTTTTTCTCGGCCGCTTAGCGAGCGACGATGTGCTTGAGCGCCAGGGCGTCGGCGATCTGGCTGAGTGTTGCGCTGCCGCCTGCGCCCGCATCGGCCGTCACGAAGATCAGGTCCTTGGCATTGACTACGGCGAGGCGTGTGATCGCGATCGCCGGACCCGGCTCGGCTCGCCGAGCAACGATCGCGTATGTCAGCGTTTTTGGGTCCACAGGTGCGACTAGGTGCGCACCGACGAGCGGTTCGTATTTGCCATCGAAGGGCGAATAGACGACGACCGTGCCAGGGGCGTAAGCGACGATCGGATCAAGGCCGAGCGCCTCGTCCCTAGTCCCGTCGGCTGCCCTGAGAGGGACAACGTCATAGGAAATGTCACCGTTGCCGACAGAACGGACGAACCCTTCGGCGATCGGCTGCTGATAAACTCTGGTCATGTTAATCTCCTGAATTGTAACCGGGGTGGCCGGCTGCTTGTTAACGATTGCCACCACCGCCACTACGGCGAGCGCCAGGATTGACGTTTTCGTAGATGCTTCGGAGGTTCGGTTTGCTGGCGTCATGACTTCTCTCCCTGGCTGGCTCGGCGGCGGACTGCGCAGACGGAAGTTCGGCAGAGGCGAGCGCGGCCTTGGTGATGAAGGCCCGGATCACCGAAGGCTTTGCCTTTGCCGAGCGGAGCGCCTTGACCTTATCGACGAGGCCGAACGCCCGGGCAGACGCCTCCAGCGACGCATTTTCCTTGTCTTCCTCGGCGGTCAGTTCGTCGCCTTCGGCGCGGGCCTGTTCATCGCCGGCCGGGACTTCTTCCTCCGCCGTCGATTCCTCGCGGAGCTTCCTCAGCTTGCGGGCGCGGGCGACAACCTCTTCGGTAGCGCCTTCGTCGGTAGCTGCCACAACGGCGTCGAGGGCTGCCTCAAGGTCAGCCTCGGCAGTCTCTGCGGCCACGACAAGTTCTTCGAGTTCCATGTTTTTCTCCTGTGTCTGGTTGGCAGCGCCATCGTCGGCGGATCGCATTCGGTATTTCGGAATGGGATAGCCAGAGAGGCCGCGACTGCGGACAACGGCGTTGGGATCGGCTCCGACCGGGACGGCGGAGGCTTCGTGAAGCGTCCACGAGACCGCGACGGCAAGGGGGACCGCGTCGGGGCGCTCGGTGACCTCATACTCGTTGACGACATAACCGGCGGAAATCTGGGGGAAGAGACCGTCCTCAATATCGTCAAGGAGATCGGCATGCCGACGGGAAAGCACCGGCTCTCCGACGATTTTCCCGTCCTCGGCGCGGACGTTGTAGACACGACCTAGCGTGGCGGCCAGGCCCCGATAGGTGTCGTGATTGTCCATGAACGGCATATTGTGGGCGCGGCTGTAGTCCATGCCCGCGGTCAGCAGGACCTCGTCGACTTCGATCCACGACATGTCCGTTGTCTCGAGTTCGGCCACCGACATCCCAGCGCAGGCGGGATTCGGAATCCATGTGCGCACTGGGGTCTCGGTCGAAATGACGATGGAAAACGAGCGACGCTCTCGGTCGACGGCAATTGGCTGCCCGACGAGCGCGCGTCGCGACAGTTGAATGCCAGGTCCGGTAGTCTGTTTTCGAGCCATGTGCCGTCTTCAGATTTGATCTGAGGACAAGCCTGAATTGGCGATTTGCAAGATTCGACGCGGGCGGCTCCGCCGGCGGAAAGAAAAGCCCCGGAGGTAATTCTTCCGGGGCTTTGAGTTAGTAGCAGTAGAACGATACCAGGAAGGTACTGTGCCGTTCGTCATTCGTGTCCGTGGCCGCAAGGAGAGCCTTGAATGAGCGCGGGTGGTCTTGAAGCAGACGCAAGAGAACCTCGGCGTCGAACACGCCCATCGGTTCTCCATCCGCTCCGTCCATGTCCCACATCGGGAAGGTCTCCTCCCAGATCACGTCGTCGTAGCGGCCCCGCCATTCACCTTCCGGCGCGTCCTCGAACGTCAGTGATCCGCCTTGGCGCACGGTGATGATGTCGCCGAGGTTATCGGGTTGCCCCGCCAGCCAGTCTACGACTTGATCGTAGATTTCGTCGGGTCCACCCTCGAAGCTGATTTGAAAACGGTTCCCGTCTTCATGCACGGCGATAGTACCCACGGCAGCCGAAGCTGCCGTGGGGATTTTCTGAACGCGAAAGTTGTCCAGGCGAACGATATTGGTCATGTCAGTGAGCCTCAACCGGACGCATCGAGAAGATCGTGTCCATGATCTCCTTGGAGGGTGCGTTGAGCGCATCGTAGATCGCTGTCGCGTCGGGATCATTGATCTCGAAACGATCGAGCTGCATGAGGAGGAAGTGCATCAGAGCGACTTCCTGGCCGCAGGCACCCGCGCCGTAGAGCATCTCCTGCACGTGCGCCGGACGCACCCAGTCAGGGAAGCGCAGTACGACGCCGCTGCCGATGCTCACGTCAGGTGCGATGGGACCGTAGAGGATCGCGCCAGGACCCGAACGCCCGGAGATGATCAGAGCATACTCTTTGCGGCTACGGTCGTAGATCGCGGTCGGAGATGCGGCTGCATCGACCGATACGCGAAGACCGTAGAACACGTCATCGTGGACTGCGAGGTGGCGCTTGAATTCGCTCAGCTTGGGATCGAGATTCGGCATAGGGTCTCCTTTGTTGCCGTTGACCATCGTCGTCTTCGACGACGTATGGGAGCGGCAGAGGAGACTTCGTCTGAGGGACGAACCGACACGATGCGTCCGGCACGGAATGCCACATGGCAGGCTCGGAACGCTTGATATGCAACCGACTGGTCAAGCGCCGGGACATGATTTCGATGCTGCTGCACATATTGCATAGCTCATGTCCTCCTTTGCTGCGGCGTTGCCCGGTTGCTACTGTTGAGCTCCTTGGAGCACATCGGGACAGGCCCATCAAGAGAATTTTACCTGAGAGAATATCGTCGTAAGTAATTGTAAGTGTTGACAATGCGTGTCTCAAAATGGGACTCACTGCAGAATCCGGGAGTTAGAGCGGAGTTTTACCAATCCCTAACCAAAGCCCGGATTTTGAGTGGCTGCCAAGCCGATGAAGTCCGTTCTTGCTGTGACATAAATATCACGAACTCGACGGCGTCCGGTCAGCGCTTTCATCGGTCATCTCAGCCTGGGCCATCTTTAAGAGAGCCTCCAGAACGCTCTTCCGCTCCTGAGCGCGAATAATTTCGACTTCGGGCGTGGTGCCTTCTTCACCCCATCCTTGGTACACTCCATACCCCAGGCCCTCAATCTTGGCGCGCTGCGCATCGCGCGCGTTCTGCATGTCGATCTCTTCGATGTTGTAGCCGTACTCGGCCGCGACCTTCTGCCGGCTTGTGAAGCCATTCTGCACAGCGAGCATGAATGCGGTGACCTCTTGGATCGGGTGGATGTGACCCCGCGCCGGGGGCATCCACTCGACGCGCATGTAGTCGGCCTCCGTCAGATCGTCAGGCGGAGTCCATGCCTTGGACAGGATTGCTGCCGAGACGAACTTACGCCAGGTCGGATTGAGGAACTGCGACACGAGCAGGTGGAACTGGATTGACTGCACGAACCGAGCTACTTCCAGCATCATAGCCCGATAGACCCGGTCGTTGACCTTCGAGAAGTCCAGCGTGATCTGCTCGACGCACAGACCGATGCACACGGCGATCTCCGCGAGGTTGAGCCTCGTGAACATCTCGTAGTTCGAGTCCGTCGCCGGCATCTCAGGGAATTTTACGGCGTAGCCGGTCGGAACCTCAACGGCAGCGCCTGACGGAGGATTTACGAAATTGGGTTCCACCTCATCGCTACCATCGTACGGGTCGTCCCGCTCGGCATCTATCGGCCGCTCGTAGAATGTGGTGAACCTCGACTGTTTCGACTTCTTCTCCAGCTCGTTGACATTGTAGTCGCGAAGGAACTCGAGGTTGGGAAGAATGGGGGCAGCCCATGGCACGCCGCGCTCAGATGTCACGCGCTCCGGCAGGAAGATATGGACGATTTCCGAGGCTGGGACGCGTACTGGGATCAGCGACTGTGCAACTCCCCTCCAGTCATGTGGGTGAACAGGATAAACCCAATATGCTGCGACCCTGTCGATGGCGTCTCGCTCGACACCGTCAACAATCCAATTGCCGTTCGGAGCTTGCTGGGTGTAGCCGATGGGGAGGTGGTCGATCTCCATCAACTGGAGCTGTAACGGCACCTTTGAGAGCATATCGTTTTCGAAGCGGTTGCGGTAGCGGACCAAGATCGCGCCGTCGGTAGGCACCGTTTCCGCGATCTGCCACGTAAGTCCGTAGATATCGAACCGACCGCGAGCGTCCGCTTCTGGTCCCCAGAGGTCCCAAAGCTTCTTGAGGCTCGGAATATTGATGATCGGGGTGATGCCGTAGCCCGCCGTATTGTTCGCCAGTTGCCGCATGGCCTGCTTGTACCAAGCGTAGTTGGCCTTGGCGTAACGGCTACGGGCGATGATGGTCGGAATTTGCCCGTTCGCGCCGTTCGGCCCCATCGTGGTCGGGGCGCGGAGCTTTTCGGATTGCGTTGCGGCGACATAGTATGTTCGAGCGGCGGAAAACAAACGGTCGAAGGCCGACGTCATGGCGGAGCGAAGGCCGCCTGATCGTGCGGTGCGCCTGTTGGTCGTCGGCGTCATGTCTGGCGCGGGAGCTTTGGTCGGCATGGTAAGCGTGCGGCGGGCCATTAGAACTCCCTTCCGCCGGTCATCGCGAAGATGCGCATGCCGCCCGAGTGCTGCCGTAGCTTGTCCGTCTGACCTGTCGCGCGGTAGTAAGCGCGATATAGGTCGGCGAGGATCGCCTCAGCTTCCGTCCGGGTGTTGTAGGCGATGCCGCCCTGTGTTGGGTTGCTGATCGACGTGATGCCGCCTGCGAGGTTGCGCTCTATGCCGATGATGGCGTCTCTTAGCTCATCGGTCTGCCAAAGTTCGTATCGCGCCATTCCACCTCGCTACCAGATCACGCCACCTGGTCGGCGACGTGGCTTCTTCTTGATGACGGTCTGTTCCTGCACCGATCCGGGAATGGGCAGCGCCTTCGCCGCCACCGGATTGCCGGAAGCCATCTTGCGTTTCTCTGCCGACGCCCGCTCGGCTTTGCATTCCGAGTGCGCCAGCACCATGTCCGGCACCAGGCCAGGGATTTCGAACTGCAGGGCGGGGATCGAAAGGTCCTGACCCTCGTAGCCGATCTCCCCAGTTTCGGGATCGTGCATGATGTCGGGTATTCCGGCGTTGCGGGCTGCAAGATTCAAATCACGCCAACGGGGACGCAGAGCGCGTAGACCTTCGAGGGCGGCATAGGCGTAGACGAGGCACATCCACTCCTCGTCGGCGCGCTCGCCCTTCTTGGGGTGCCAGTAATAGCCACCATTTGGCTGGAGAGTCCGCTGTTCACAAAGAAGCTTCGGGAAGTAGCTGTCGGGCATGGCGGCCGGAAACATGGCTGCGTCGTCACCCTCGGCGAGCAGCATCTCGGCGACGCGATCCTTGGCACTCTGAGAATCCACCGTGTACGAGAGCAGCTTCTTCTTCCCCTTGGTCTTCACGTTAAAGCCAGACGGCCAGATGCTGACGAGACGCTTGCCCCTGATTTGGCTTGACCCTCGGACGGCGAAGACATTCATCTTGGCTTCGAACTTCCCTGCGAATATGCGGGTCTCGTCCGGGTGGTGGCCACCCATGTCCATGGCTGTCGCCTGGACGTACATCGCCGTTCCGTCGCGCTTGAGGTACGGCCGACGGATGAAAAACTCATAGGCGGCGTCGGCATCGGGATCGCCCACTTCACCAGGTATAACCCAGTGCCCGATGACCCGCGGCTTACGCCGACGATTCCATCCGACGACCGCGATTTCACGAGACGCCAGTTGTTCGAGGACGGTACCTTCCTTGTTCGTCTGGTCGTCGCCGCCGATAGTGATAACGACTACGTCGTCCGGGACCTCCGCCGGATACGGACGTCGCAAGGCTGAGACGCCGCCCTCGGCGATGCTCTGGGAGATGAACTCGTCCCACGGCTCCGCCATTTTGAAGTTGTAGAATTCCTTGAGCTTTTCGGGATCGTCCTGCGCGTTGAGCCATTCCTGCGCGAGAATCCGCCAAGCAGCTCCGGGTGCGGGAGACAGCCACGAGGGAATGTGGATGCCGACGTTGCCAGGAACGGTGGCCACCTCGGTCGCCTCATATTCCCCGGCGTCGATCATGTCGTCCTTGACGTCCTCGTCGATGCGGCAATGCTTGGGGCCGGCACAGCGGTAGTAGGCAGCCTCGACGCGGCCGTCCTTGTCGAGGTCCCAACGGAACCCATACTTCTCGTCGCCGGTAGTCCAGCGCAGTTCCTGACGGTGATTGCAATGTGGGCAATGGACCTGGAGACGCCTCTTGTCCGAGGTCTGCCATTCCTTCCAGACAATGGACAGGTGGCGCAGACCCGGCGTCGATCCGACGTAAGTCTTCGAATCCACGAAGTCGGTGCCACGGTTGCGAAACTGGGCGAGCTTGTCGCCCTGACCGTTCTTCCCGGAGAGCCAACCGGAACGATCGACCTCGTCGGCCATGTTCAGCCAGCTCGTGAAAGACTGAAGGTCATCCTCGTTGAAGGCAGCGCGGAAATAGGCACGGACACCATTGAGGAAGCGCTGTTCATACCAGGTGTCCTGAGCCTTGCCGCGCTCAACCTCACGGACGATCTTCCTGAAGACCTCCATGTCCGTGTACATGTCGGCGATCTCGTCCTTCCAGAAGCGAGCGACGTCTCGCTTCGTGGGAAAGGCGACGGCGGCGTTCTTGGATAGATAGGCGACGACGTAGGCGTATATGGCCTTGAGCGCCTTGGAATATCCGATCTGCACGCCCTTGAGGACGGTGACCTGTCTGACGGACGGATCGACAACGCACTCGGCCATGAGCCGCTGGTAGACCGTCAGCTTCATGTTGCCGGCACGGGACGTCTGAGTTTTGGGAATGGCGATGTTGTCGTAAATCCAGGCGACGGGTCCCTTGATCTCCGGCCACGCCAAATATTCGGAGCGATATTTATGGAGGGTGCGGGCGAACTCGTTCAGACCTTCCTGGAAGGTCATGCCCTCGACATAGGCGGCAACTTCATCGGCCAGGACAGCAGGTGCGATCATGGTCACCTGCCTTCGGCAATCTTCTCGATCTCTTGATCAGCGGACAAGGCATTCAGCGTCTGACCGATCAACTCCATGGCAGCCTTGCGCACCTTCTCGGTATGCCTTGAATCCACGCGCGCGGCGATGGCGTCAGGGATGCCCTGAAGGCGGAGGGATATTTCCGAATAGTCCTTACGGACCAGGTCGAGCATGTCATGTATACGAGCTACCACTTTGGCGTTCTCGGCGAACTCCAGCTCGGAGGTGTACATCTGCGCGACGCCGCGGCGGCGCTTTGCCTCGTCTTCTGTTATGAGACCTTCCTTGGAAGTCCGCGCACTCACGTTTTCCGCAGCGCGCTCCTCGAGCCATCGCACAACTTCCCCGAGGTCGAGGACCCACGCGACGCCCCGATCCCGATCCGCCCTCTCGACGACCGGCATTCCCTGATCGAGATATTTCATGATGGTGTTGCGGTCGCGATTGATCAGAACCGCGCACTGTTTTAGCGAAACATGACGTGCTTTCGCCGCTTCGCGTTTCGACATCAAGGGTGGTGAATCGTCCGGGAGGGGTGTTGAATAATTCGCATCGTCACTGATGTCGTTCAACACGGGTTTCGATTTTGATGGTCTCGCCATTTCCTCGCGTCTCGCTCTGAAATCGTTGATTTCATTGAGCGCGACGGCGCTGCAAGATTCGACGCAGCGGTAACCGGGAGGCTTAGGTGCTGATGCTGAATCGAATTTGAAAAATTCCGGTGCAGTTGCGAACTGCGGTCGCCAATACACCGCACTCCACGAGATTTTTCAGGGACCCCGGAAAATTTTCGATTTTTTGAAAGGATTTACGTGACGGAGACGGGACTCGAACCCCTTCTTCAGGCCTTTAAATCGGCCGTCAGGCTGCCACTTGTCCCCGCCACGGAGGATAGACCTCTTCGAGCACAGTCGAGCAAGATCAGGATGCCGCGGTATCCTGCACGGCGCAAGCACCGGCGGCACGGGCTCTTCCAGCCACCTGGCCACCTCGGAGTGTCTGTTCAGGCCTGACCTTGTAGCTGTAGATCGCGCCTGACGACGGGCCACCAAAGACACCAGTGGTGAACTTACCTTGCAGGAGGCGCTCACCGAACGCATGTGGCTCGGCGGCGAGGTCTTCGACAGTGTCGGCGCTCACAGTCGTGACGAGGACGTGGGCGCGTTCGGGTGCTTGCTCGCTCATGCATCACCCCCATTCGGATGACACAGGTCGACGGGCTCCTGCCACCATCCCAAAGCCGCCTCGATCTCGGTGTCTATATCCTCGACGTCCATGCCGAACTCGGCGGCGACACGGGCGCGGTTCGGGCTGCCGTTGCCGAGAAGGGTGAAAGCGGCTTCGGCTTCAAGCACAGGTGATATTGTGAGAGCGCGCGTCTCCGCCTGAATGTAACTCGACAACGCCTGTAGCGATTGCCTCGCTGATTCCGACAGTGCGGGGGACTGGGTGCCGTAGGTGACCATGCCCTCCGTGATTGCCCATGCGGCCATGTTCAGCATGGTCTGGTGGAAGAATTCGTAATTATGAGGGTAGCGTGACGTCAGAGGCTCGATCGGCTCGATCTCGGGGAAGCTGTAACGCCGCGTTAGGTTCCACTCGCGATCGCCGAGCTTACACCAGGGTTCACCACGGCTGCCGTCCTCATTAGGATATCCCAGCGGCTCCTTGATGCACTCAACCTCGATCATGTCGCCGACATCACCGATATCGATAATCTTCTGACGGTCATCTCCGCCACGAGTGACGATGTCGCCAATCTCGAACTTGGTTCCCGTCATCCAGCAGACCGCCTGCTTCTTCTCATTCTTCGACATCAAACTCTCCCTGTTGTTGGTGTCTGACATCAATGGTGTGTCCACCGGCCGATCGGCACAAATCCGCCGGCGAAAAAGTAGGAGCCGACCCCGTGACCTCGTGCTATGAGCCACGCGCGAGTTAATCGGGGGATGCAATGTCTGGTAAGCCTAAGAAGAGTATCTTTTCGGCAGCGCATGAGGAGCGGCTCAAATGGAACAAGGAGTCCGACGAGTTCGTGAAAAATGCCAAATGCGTGATCGACCGCAGGCTCGAGGAAGCGCCAGGCTTCGAGGAGTTCTCGCCTTACGTCCCTCACAGGATCGACATCGACCCAAAGCAGCCCGGCTGGGTGCAAGTGCAGTTCGGAAATAGACCCATGGCAGGGCGGCGCACGATCACGGGAGGCATACCTGCCGAAACAGGACCGACCCTAGTCTACAGCCGAGGCCCGACGGGCGAGATGGCGGTGATTATGTATCCCATCAAGTCTGACGTCGCCTCAGTTCCAGAGGATTCCCTGATCCTACGCATAGGCTACTACGACTACTGGGATTTGTACCTTGGCGTTCGCCAAGACATGCGCGATCTCATGGCATACGCTTACGTCACCAGCATCGACCTCAAGCCCACGATTTTACAGAGCTTGAGAATTCGGTGGCTTCGTTTTGCGAGCCGTCAGCACGTCGAGGGAAAGCACCAGTATTCGCCCCTGCGCACCGGCATCTGGACGTTGTTCAAGCTAGCCGGCTCCGGAACGTTCTCGGGCATATTCAGGGTCGCGACGCCACTCGCGATCGGTTGGTTTGTCGGTCGGTACGGGACCGATTGGCTGACGAGCTGGTTTCGCTGACAGGAGAGAAGGGTGTTCGAAACCCATCCCGCACAGACTATGATGTGCTGGCAAAACGCATCTCGCGCTTCGCCGGCAGTAATTACTCAAACATCTGGGAAAGCGAGGTCGTTCGTAATACGGACGGCTTCCGAAATGATGGACTTGAACCTTGTAGCAGTGATCTGCTGCTCGACTTCGTTTCTGCTCACGCCAGCGAGGCGATCCACGTTCGAAACTAGCCGCCGCGCTGCGCTCTCGGTGGGCTTGTAGAGGACATACTGAACTGGTTCGACTTCGGCATGGTAGATAAACGGCCTGTATTCTCCCCAAACACGGACGATCCGGTCTTTGAGAGAGGGGCCATTAATGTTCCTTCCATTTCGGACCGCACTGTCGACCCAGAGGTCGAGGTAGATGTCCATAACAAAAGGCTTCTCGTCGTCAGGAAGGTTGATTACTGAGATCGCCGTGGCGACAATGCAGGCGCAGAAACCATGCACCTCGACTGCGTTGAACTCACCAAGCGGTTCGTACTGGTCGACCACTTGATCGGACACCTCATAGGTGAGTTCCAGAAGACCCTGGAAGAACGGGAGTTTTACCGACTGAATGAGGTTGACCCTGTCGAGCAATTGCATGCCGCTTGCCATCGCCTCGTCGCCGAGTTCCGCTCGGAGGTTCTCAATCTCTCGACGCATGTTTTGCCGCATATCTTCGAATATTGGCCCCGCCTTGGGGGTGCTCTGCTTCTTCTTGAAAAACGAAAACATGCCGCTCTGTCCTGGTACCGTGACTCCCTAAACTGAAGACTGCATATATCCTGCGGTTGTGCAATTGGAGCGCTGTTCCATCGACAGGGATTCGGAAGATTGTCTACAACCGTTTCCGCGAACTCAACTTCTCCAGGCCAACGTGATAATCGGCACTCAAGGGGAGACGGGGATGACGTTCGGGCAGCTAGTAGCGATTTCGATGACGGTGGCGTTGGGTTCAGGCGCGGCGGCGGCGTATCTGATCACGGACCAAGCCATCACGCCGTCGAGCGCCGTAGCCCAAGTTTCCATCAAACCGTTCTCGCGTTGCATGGGCGCAGTGCGCACGCACTGCGTCGTCGACGGAGACACCTTGTGGCACGGCGGAACCAAAATCCGTATCGCTGACATCGACACACCCGAAATCTCGGAGCCGAAATGCGCGTCCGAGAAGGCACTCGGTGAGCGGGCGACGTTGCGTCTGATGGAACTCGTCAACGCGGGACCTTTCGAGGTGCAGGCCTGGCAAGGCAGGGATGAAGATCAGTACGGGCGCAAGTTGAGGGTTCTCGTTCGGGACGGTCGCTCCCTTGGAGATATTCTGGTGTCGGAGGGATTGGCGAGAACTTGGACGGGGCGACGGGAACCGTGGTGCTGACCGCCGCATACCTATGTGGACCGCCTGTGAATTAAGGGTGTTTCCCGTCTGTTCCATTCAAATCCGCAACCGATTGGGTGTAGTTTGAGGGGATCGATTCGCAACGGAGACGTCCCCCATTTTCCTTCCCGCCGAAATCAAGGCTCCCCCGCAGCCCCGGACCAATCTTGTCTACTTCACCGACGAGTCTTCCCAGACTGCGGATACCTACCTCGCTGTCGGCGGCCTCGCGGTTCCGCGGCCATACATCGCTGGGATCGTGGCGGACCTCGAGGCGATTAAGGCGGAGCACGGCAAGACGGGCGAAGTGAAGTGGAAAGGTGCAAAGTTCAGGGGCGGCGTCGTTCATCGCGCCTATATCGACAAGCTCTTCGAACTGATCGCCGCGAACCGTGTGCACCTCCATCTGCGATTTTCGCGGATGTCTGACTATGACCACAAGCTTTCGGGCGAGCGCAGGCGTATCGATACGGTCTCGAAGGCATTCTACCAGTTGCTCCTTCACCGCGCCGTCGGCATGTACAACGAGAAGTGCGAGATCGATATCGTGGCGGACGACGGCCACTGCACCGCACTTCTGCCTGGAATGGTGAAGGCACTGCAGACCGACGAGAGGCGTAAGTACGATCGAGGATATCAGCCCGCGATCAGGTCTATCACGCAACGGTCCTCGTCCGCCGAGCCGATGCTCCAACTGCTGGACGTCACCCTCGGCGCGTTGTCTTCGTTCCGAAACGACAGACACAACGACGGCGAGACGGGACCGATCAAGAAGGAACTGGCCGAATACGCATTCGGGAAAACGGGCTGGTCGTCGATCGATGGCAACTGCGCTGCAGGCAATCGAGAATGCGTCAGGTGGAACGCGCGACCGTTAATCAAGCTGAAGACCGGGTGATGGCAGCTGGACGAGCTAGCCGATGAAGGCAGGCCGGTTGAACCCAGAATTTCGCCTCGCCCAGCATCCCTAAGATAGAATCCGTTGCATGATTCGCAACAAGAAACGGTGCGTTTTGCACCTTCGTGATGAGGCGTGAAAATGTGGGAATGGCTCACGACCAAGGAAGGCAATATCGCGCTCGGGGCGATCCTCGGTGTCGGCGGTACGATTATCGCTCAAGCCACTTCAGGTTCCATCGGAACGGTGAAAGAACTTTGGTTCGCTCGAAGGAAGCGCCGTTGGGACGCTCGTCACTTGGCACTGCGTACGATCCTGGTGTTGGACGACTTCGTCGGGCAATGCTATGGCGCGGCGTTCGATAGTCCGGAATTCAATCCCCGCGACAACACAGAATTCGAGTTCAGAAATCCGACACCGAACCTGGTTATGCCGGATGACGCAGATTGGCGGTTACTCGAGCCGAAGCTGATGGAAGACGTCATGTGGTTGCCAAGCCGTTTTCAAAACGTGGAAGACGGCCTCAACTCACTCAACCGCTTTCCTCCTGATTTCGACAATCTGTTCGAACACCGCGCGGAAGACTATGCCAAGCTCGGGATGCGCTCTCTCGATCTCATAGATCGGCTTTGCCGGGAGTATGGCATTCGAAAGCCCGAGCGCCCTGACTACTATGACCCCAGGGAGGGATTTCAGCGGAAGATCGATGAGATCGCGCTGTTCTGGAAGAAGAGGCAAGAAGCACATGCTCGGATTTTCTCCGACGTGCCGCCGCTGCCACCCGCGGTCGTGAAGCAGTGAGCCGTCAGCAGCACATCCGGCAGAGGATGGCTTCTATGTCGTCGATCTCATCTCGAAGGAACCGCCGCTCTTTCGCCGAGTCCTCATAGTGTAGCTTGGACCTCAGTTCCTTGACCTCCGCCTCGAGTCGATCCGCAAGGCGGGCATCATCGAAACGGAAGCCCTCAATCGATATCGTCGCCGGCATACATAATATCTCCGAATTCGTTCACACCGTAAGGCTGAACGCAATCACGGGCGGCGACAAGCTGACGTCGGTGATTTTGGGCGATGGCTGTTTTGATCCGGCGTTGGACGAGGCGTTCTTCGAACTGAATGACGTTCGATGGTTCGGTGTCCACCACTGTTGCCAGGAGCGATTTCAAGCCCCGTAGGTAAGTGAGTGCTTCCTGGCGGTCGGCTTCGTCGGCGACATGCGGAAGGTGTGCCTCAAGTGCGTCGTGAATGGTGCAGAACAGTTTCATCGTGTCTCTCCCTGGAGCCGCAACACGGTCGGCTACAGAGATGATGTGTCCGCCGGCGGAAAGGTGCCAGCTCAGCCGCGGCGTCGCATGGGCGGCAAATCACGAAGAATCACGAGCGCTTCCTCGCCGTAATCTTCGTCTCCCGACGATCGAGGACGATCCCGCCAGTCCCGCCATCCGAATGCATCGATCGCAGGCGCGACCAGGTCCTTTATTGCGTCGGTCGGCTCCGCGTTCGTCGGTCCTCGGAACTGCCGCAGAAAACCGTCGCGGATTTCGAGCGTCGCCTTGGGCTTTCCGTCGCGATCACGAACGGAAAAGAACCCAACGTCGGGATCGTCGAGCAACTCGTCATATGCCCCCTGGCCGACGCAATGATGCATCCGCAAGCCCTCCTTTCGGAGCGCAGCGCGTGAGAAAAGGCGAACGAGCGTATGTCCGGCACCAAGTTCGAAGGCGAAGCTTTCGTCTTCGGGTCCGAGAACGATGTCCCGGATGTCCCGCTGCCTCAGCCCCTTAGTGGCTTCGAAGGCCAAGCGTTCAAGGGTGCCACACTTCATGAGTTTTTTGGGATGGCCGTCGAGTCCAACATTGGCGATCCACGGATGACCGTCGGAAACCGCCGTCAACAACCAGTCGCAGACGTGCCAGGCGTCGATGGAATGCCATTGCATCCATAGAGCAGCGCGGCGGCTCCACTTTCGGGACACATGACCGTCGCCGAACTCCGGCCATCCGTCGATGCGATGCCATTCAGGGTCTTCGTGATCGCCAGGCGTAGGCATCCATTCCGGGTCCTTGGAATCTTGTCGGAGCCAATCGTTCCAAAAAACTCGAACCAAGGAGCAACCGACCAGATTGCGGATCGGAAGGAAGACCCGATCGGGAATGTCCAGTTCACCCACGAGGTGAAGGGCGGCTTCGCCATATTCTGGGTGATTGTATCTGCTCATGTTGATGTCTCCCTGTTCGGGAGAGCATGAGCCGTAGGCATGCAAGCAACAAAAAGGCGGCTCGGTGGCCGCCTTTTTGGGTCTGATTTCCGTGTCTCAGGCCGCCAGTTGGCTGCTCTCGGCACGAGCACGGAGAAGTGTCTGAAGTTCCAAGGTTTCTTTCTCAATGTCGTCGTCGCCGTAAGCCAAGGCCGCGGCGATATACTTCTCCAGCGCGGCGATCACGTCCCCGCCGTCTTCCCTGGTTTCTTCGAGATCGTTGTACGTGTCGATGTAGTTCTGAAGCAGCACATGGCGGTCGCCGTGCATCTTCATGAGCGTGCGCACCAATGTCACGTGGACTGCACTCGAAAAATCGTACCCTTTGCCAATCGACCAGATCATGACGATAGAGTCGAATACACGCTCGCACTGAGCTGCGGTGAGGTCGTTCGGCACGCAGGTGTTGTTGAGAATTTCGGTGGCCACTTCTTCGAAGATGAAGTCCGGATGTGTGAAGATATGTTGTGCTACTGCAAGTTCCATTTAGATGTCTCCCTAGAGCTGTTTTCCTTTTGCTCTAGGGATATGCTGTGACCGCCGGCGGAATGACGCAACGGCGTTTCGCAAAAAATCAGTCGTCGGGGCCAATAATTCTGAACGGCCATTCGACGGAGACGCGCCCGGACATTGTTGTGACGGTCGGAAACAGCGGCGTCTCGACTGCCGAGAATGCCAAGACTTCTTCCAGCGTCAGACCTTTGCCCAGCTGCTCTGCGACGAAGGCCTCGATGGCGGCGTGCCGCTCCCTTAGAAGGCGCTCGACACGAAACCTAACGTCAGCATCCTCCCGGTTCTTCGGTGAGCGGACGGACAGAAGACCGTCCAGGTCGCGGATGTAGTCGACGTCGGAAACCGTTGTCTTGATTTCCTGCTCTACCGTTTTCGCAGGGGTGTTCCTCGGGGCCTTTGCCATGCTCGCTCCTAGAAAGGTCTGTATGCGGTCTCTTGCCGCTGCCTGGCGGCGATCCTGTCTACGAGAGTAGTCTCGCGCGTCGGCCGGCGGAAATCTTCGATGACGGCCCGGGTGAGAGCCTGGTGCGTTGCAGACCAATAGGCGTTGATGTCGATCCATGCCTGCGGCAGCGTCATCGCGAAACCGCGCTCGGCGCGCAATTTTTCCCAGGACGGCTCCCGGGGTTCCATCTTCGACCACGACAGCGCCGCCGGCGACGGCGCACAGACGCCGAGCGGGATGTTTCGGTGGCGGCATACACGCATGATCTCAAGAGCGACGCGGGCTATATCGATCTCCATGGCGTCGAAGCTGAGAAGGTCCGCAAGGTGTTTGACGCGGTAATCCGTATCGGGTTGCTGAAGGACGGCGACCCACTTTTCGGCGGCGGCCGCTTCGATCGGCTGCACGTGGGCGACGATGCCGGGTTGTTTGCTGATCATAGACGGCAGTTCCTGGCGTGTGACGTTCTGTGGGAACGCGAACGGTCCCCGGCCGACAGTCATGTCGATGTGAGTGTTGCCTCGGATCGTGCCGCACATCGCCTCGATCTTGATGCGGACGACGGGATCGCCGTGACCGACATCGATTTCCTCGATCTTCAGGCGCTTGATCTCGATGCCTTCGTTGCCGAGGATGGCGGCAATGCACTGCATACCTTGCCGAAGCTCCGCCTCAGTGTAGTGTCGGACGGCGACGATGTCGGCGTCCTCAGTCGGACGCATGCCCTGCGGGAAAAGCAAACCGCCTTTGACCATGATCGGCCCTGGGCCGAAGCCGACCGGCCAATGCGCTAGGATGCGCTCGGCAACGTAGCGCGACGCCGCCTTGTTTACGTCCAGTTTCTGGTTGCGGCAGTTCTGTTTGAGTCGGTCGCCGAGCGCGGCCGCTGTGGCTGTGGCTGTGAATGTCACGAAGTCTTGCATGTCGATGTCTCCCAGTGCGGAGACGGTCGCCTTCGGCGATGCAAGTGACAAAAACGGCGTTTACGGAGATGGCCTGCTCGACTGTACCCGGGCAAGCTCCCGAGCGAACGCCGCCGACGTCATGTGCGTCTGAGTCACGCGGCTGATGACATCGTTGTACCGGAACAAGGGGCGGTATTCGGCGCGGTCTGCGAACGCCAGTAGCAGTCGGGGGTTGTTTCGACCCTGCGGGATGACCGTGCGGACGCCGTTCCTTCTCGGGCTGACAGCCGCGGATCGTTCCGGGCGTTGCCAATAGCCACGAACACCGTCGATGGTGCCGAAAAACGATCCTCCAGCATTCTTCGAGCGCTTCACCCACTTCATCGTCGCTAGACGTCGGGCAATCCGTTGCTTCTCGGTTCGCGTCGATGCTGCGGCGAGCTGCGCACGCGCCGCTTTGCGTCTCGCTGCCAATGTCGCGCGTGATTTTTTCTCTTTCCTCGCCGCGCTGGCGGTCCTTTTGAGAGTCCCTCTCGAAATGCCGCCGAACGCATCCGTGTTCGCGGCCTCCGCGCCGACCGGCACGTCGAAGCGGGTCGCACCAGGGTCTCCCTTCCGCCTGGTTCCTCCCTCGATCTGATAATGGAGCACGCCAGCCTGCTTTGTCTTTGCCCTGAGTTCGGCGAACATGTTCGCGCCGTCGGATGGCTTGGCCTTTGTGAAAAGCCAGGCGTCTTTCGTCGACCAGTCGCGCGGACGGTCGAACACCCGGCGCGACTCGGCGATCGTCTCCGCCCTAGCCGCGAACACCGTCGAGTTCAGGGTACCAGCAGCAGCCTTGATGATGTCGGCCTCGAGTGCCTGAAAAGTCCGGGTCAAATTAGTGAGGACTTCAAAACTCATCAATGGTTCTCCAACCACTCAACGCGGCCTTCGAGATCGACGATCCGCGCCTCGAGCTCGCGGATGATGCTCAGTAGCGATTTCGTCGAGGCCTCGGGATCGCCGTCGAAACCAAACGGTCCGTACATGGCTCGGAGAATACTCCCGTGCGCATCGATAAAGTCCCGCCAATCCGTGCCTGCGCCTGTATTGAACATCAGTCCTAGTATCGTCTGGCCGCGTGCGCGGATGTCTACGAGGTTTGCAGGCGTGCTGAAGACCGTGCCGGCAAGAGAATATTCGTCCTGGTTGCCGCCCGGAGGTGCCACGAAGTTCCAGCTAGTCGAGGTGCCAATCACCTGATGCCAGAAGGGTCGATCTTTGACTTGATCGAGGTAGTCGGCATCGCCGTAGGTCACGGTCAATATGGATTTCGGCTCGGTTGAACTGGGCGGCTGTAGGCGGAACCAGAAGTCACCGTCATCCTGGTCTGCGGTGACGTCACCAGGCGTATGGGTGCCGCCGCGCATCGTCATGTCGTACAGACGGTTCAGCGCCTCGGTGAGAGCTGTGAGGTCCGCGCCTTCCCCGGGGGCGATGTTGCGAACCTTTTCTTCGAGAAGGTTGAGTCGAGCGGCGACGGGCGCAGGTTCAGCGGACTTATTGTAAATGGCCATTCCGTGGGGTCTCAGGCTAATGACCCATGCTACGTCGACCGGCGGAACGGGAGTAGCCCCACGACTTCATACTGAAACGCCGTGTTTTTGTAGAATCCCGATTCAACATTGAGAAGTAATGGGGGGAAACAGGACCAAAACTGTCATCGCGGAGTCTGGGAATAGCGACGTCGCTTGATCAGGCGAGCGGACAACGCGGACCATGACTGCTGACGGTCGAGACCTCGAACATCGACCAAGTGATCGAGTGCACCATCGAAAATGGCGTTCAGGATATCGGATGTCTTCGACGGCTTGTCTCCGGCGAGCTTGATCCTGCGGAGTTCGGCTTTCACGGCGGCTGAAAGAGCCTCATCGACTGCCACCGGCTGTGGCTTACCGACGGCCGCGCGCCGCGTCCGCGTCCGCTGTGCCGAAGACCTCTGGCGCTCTGTCGTCTTGAAATAATCCCTTGTCATGTCGCATGTCTCCCGAAACGGCGTTTCCGCACCGATGAAACGGCGTTTCGATGCAAGCGACAAAGGGTGTGTTTCAAATTGAAAATGGGACGTCGATGTCCCATTCTCAAATCAACGCGAGTTGCGTGCGACGTGCATGAGCTTCGGCTTGAGCTTTCCGGACCGCGCCCAAGTTTTGATCGTGAGGGGAGCGCCGACCTGGTCGTGGAACACCTTCGACAGATAAGCGTCGATAGCGTCGGCACCAGGGCCGCCGGTCGCGAGGATCAACAACGCGGCGTCGGCCAGCGCTTCACGTGTCGAGTTCGCGTCGAACTTAATGCTCCCCGAAGACTCGCGTGCCTTTAGCTGCGCACGGCGTTCCGCCTGCTTCCGAGCCTTGTATTCGCGGTGTTCGGCGTCGGTCATGTCGGCAAGTCTAACTGAACTGCGCTTCACTGAGGATTTGATTGGGAGGGCAGGCTCGTCGCCCAGCAGCTCTTTCAGCAGACCCAGCTCGTCGTCGACGTGCGTTGCCAGTTCCTCGATCTCGGTGTTCGTCATTTCACATTCCGTTCTACATGTAGAAACATGTGTCCGCTTTCTACATAGAAGTCTGCCTGTCGGCCAAACCAAGCACCACTCATTTCTACATGTAGAACATGATTATTTTTCTACATGTAGAACGCGATCTAAAAAGGGGCTGGCGCACTAGAAGGCTCCGCCGCTCCGCCCGAAATGGACAACCGGCTCCAGGGAAAATAGGAATCTTGAAACCCTTTGATTGGACAACCGAACCCCACAAAACGAGACTGCTATCCAAACTGCTCCGCGCATCTGATGACACGGACGCCTCCCGCTTGCGCCAAGCTTCGCCGACGGGCAGACTTACAAAAGACGAGCGAAGCGACCCGTTTCTTAAAACGGCGAAGCCCATAGAAACCCGATGATTAAAATCATGAACCCGGTTTCAATATTCGCTATCGACGGCTTCCAGTAAACATACATCAGCGCCCAAGGAATGCAGGGTACAGTTGACTGACAATATACCACCCATCTCACTTGCCGAAGAATCGTGACAGGGCCGATAAAATCATAGCAATAGTAAAAAATCGACGTTGATAGTCTTGTGCCAGGCTCCGCCGACACGCACACTTATGACTGTAAGGGAGACATACGTCGTGCATCAGCCAGCTAATACATCGCTCGAAGAAATGGAAATCGCATCGAAGCGCAAGCCTCGTCGACACAAGATGCACGGCAAGCGGGGATCGGTGTTCGTCCACGAGCGTGAAGATGGTTCCGAGAAAGGTTACGTTTGGAAGACTACGGGTGACGATATCATCCGGGGATATCAGCGCGGCGGTCTCAAGTGCGGCAATCTCTCGGCGGAAGCGGTCTATACGAACGAATCCTCGTCGCCGCGGGTCGAAATTCCCCGTGTCGTCATCGAAACAATGTCTGTTGAATCAAAGCAGTTGCATGCGGGAGACATCGCGGTGTTCTGGCGGATGTTCGCCGAAGCCCGCAAGCAAGGCATCTCACGCGACGCGCATACGATCAAGTTGAGCGACGTCATCAGATACCTGGGACTCAACAGCCTTCATCGTGCGAAGCAAGCTATCACGCGCCTAGCTGGCGCGGCGATGACGCTTCGGCTCAACCAGCCAGGCGCGCGTGGCACGATCCGAATGCCAATGATTGAACTCCTGCACGACACCGACGACTTCGCGGCACTCCGCGGCTACAACGAAGTGTTTTTCCGTCTGCCTTCGGCCCTCAAGCTGGCCGTAAAGGAGAGCCGAGACTACGCCTGGGTGGACCTCAACGCGCTGTCCCGGTTCGAATCCAAGTTCACGTTCCCTCTCTATCTCAAGCTCTGCCTGGAAGCGGGCAAACATCGCTTGTATCGCTCCGTGCCGGAGATGACGAAGTCTGAATTCCGGGCTTTCGTCGGAATGCCCGAGAAGACCCAGACGTCGGTGCTCGACAAGACACTGCAACTCGTCTGCAACGATCTGTCTTCGATCTCCGGCGTCCGCCGCCGTTTCCCGATTTCCATCGCGTTCGAGGAAGGGAAGCTCCAGATCGTCGTTGGAAGCGCCGCGAAGAAGCTCCGTGATGTGAAGCCCGCGTGGATCGCGCCGGAGATGGCTGCAAAGCAGACCGAAGAGGTCTACGCGATGCCTGCGGAAAAGCGAAAGCTCTACCCGTCATTGACGCGGTTCCGACAGGCGGAGACTGCCATCGGAGCGCCTGCGTATCGGATTTTTGGTCTGTGGTCAGCCGACATTCACGGCGCGACGTCTTACCCCGACGACTATATCGTCGGTATGACCGGCCGCGACTTCATGAACCTGATCGCGAAGGTCGGTGCGGACGATGTCATGGAGTTCTGGCTCGACAAGCGAGACTTCGAAGTCCTTGGAGCTGCTGGAAAATGGATGGATGTCGAGGTCGTAGAGCACACCCCGGTCGTGAATATCCCGATCGCCGCATCCAGGCCAAAGGCACCCAAGGTCGCCCTCGACGAGATAGTGAGTCGGGCAAGAGCGCGCTACGATGATGAGCGTCTGCCCGAACCCGCTGTATTTGCCTACGTGGACGACGAGGACATTCCGTTCTGACGATCGCACCTCGTTAACCGTGCGATCGTTCCGTCCACGCATGCCGCGTTGACAATCTCAACTGCACGCGGCATGGTTGCAAATGCGTTGACCGAAAGATACGAGCCAAGTCATGACCAAGAGCCTGCGAATAGTCCCGATAGCCGCCTGAACCCCATCCGGGGGATCAATGCCTATCGTCTATTTCGCAGGAGTTCATCATGGCCACCGAGCAGCTGTCACTCGAGCGTCGCATCGCCGACCTTCATCTTGCCCGTTATCTTCGCCCATTCGCGCGTGCCAAGGCATGCTTCTTGGTTGTGGCGCTACCATCTGACGTCGACAGCCTCGCCTGGAAGGACGCTGCTGTTCGGTGGTCAGGCCGTGGAGAAGAGGACGAGTGGCGCTACAAGGACCCCGCGGTGGTCGCCACTGTCGATCAGCTCGACGACCTCAAGCTGGCGCGCGGCCGCATCGTTATCCTCGTTGAACATGGCGACCGTGATGAACTCCTGGCGCATCCGACGGCATCCGCTGCGGACGCGGTGATCGGAATCGACTCCCTCGATCCTGTCCTCGTGCAGAAGGCTTTCCGCGACACGACCGGTGGCGACATTTCGCTTCCGGATGCGACCACCCTCGCGGCCTTACCTGCCCCCCGTCGCCGTTCGCTCTCATTCGCCGGCCGTCCGATTTCGGCGGTTGTCGCTCGCCTTGCAGCTGCGCAGGCGAAAGAAGACCTCAATTCGACGGCGAAGCTTTCAAAGAAGACGTCGGCGACGCGCCTCGAAGAACTCCACGGCTATGGGGATGCCAAGTCTTGGGGACTGGAACTTGCGCAGGACATCGCTGACTATCGCGCTGGTTTGATCGACTGGTCGGACGTAGACGGCGGCCTGCTGCTCTCTGGTCCTCCTGGTGTCGGAAAGACCCGCTTCGCCGCCGCGCTGGCCGAGACCTGCGGTGTACCTCTCATGTCAACCTCATATGCAAAATGGCAGGCGCGTGGTCATCAGGGCGACGCGCTCAAAGGCATGCAGATCACGTTCGACGCCGCACGTCGCGCAGCGCCTTGCATCGTGTTCCTGGACGAAGTCGACTCGTTCTCGTCTCGCGACGACGACAAGGCGACAGAATACATGCGCGGCATCGTCAATGGCCTGCTTGAAGCTATGGACGGCTCAGAGGGGTGCGAAGGCATCGTCGTCATCGGCGCATGCAACGACCCTGAAGTCGTTGACCACGCGATCCGCCGTTCGGGCCGCCTTGATCGCCACATTGCCCTAAAACTCCCTGACGCTGGCGCTCGCCTGGCTATCCTGCGTGAGTACCTCGGCGTCGATCTCGACCTCTCCACGTATCTCCGTCGCACTGAAGGCATGTCGGGTGCTGACCTGGAACGCGCAGCGCGCGACGCCCGTCGTCTGGCGCGCCGCCATCGCACTGAAATCTCGCATGACCACATCATCGCGGCGCTTCCCAAACGTGCTTCGCGTCCGGCCGAATACCTCCGCATGGTCGCGCGCCATGAGATCGGGCATGCCGTTGTCGGTGCTGTGCTCGGCGGACGCCTGCTGCATGTCTATTTGCAGAAGGAGTACGATCCCGATTCTACGGCCGATGTAGCCGGTGCGGCTGTGTTCCGTATCGAAAAACACGAGCATCGCACTGCGTCAAAATACAGCGATTTGATCTGTACCAAGCTCGCAGGCATGGCGGCTGAGCTGATCTACTATGGCAACCATGGCGACGTCTGTGTTGCCGATCTTGTTGAAGCGTCGGCGACCGCGACGTGCATGCTGTCCAGCCTTGGTATGGGCGACAACCTGTCATCAACCGGCCATCGCGAACCTGAGACGCTGGCTCAGGAGCGCCTAATGAACCCGGCACTCGCCCGCGACGTCGAAACGCTGCTGCAGGAGCAGGCTGCGCGCGCTCGCGAAATCCTCGAAATGCACCGCGACGCCGTAGACGAACTCGTCGAGCTTTTGATCCTGCGCGGTCGCTTGATGGGGCCGGAAGTTCGCGACACGATCCGTTCTTACGAGGCAGGCCCGAGCCTGCCGAAGGCGGTGTGATCATGACCTTCGTCAAAAAATTCTACATCTCCGACACCCACTTCCTTCACGAGCGTCTGCTGGGCATGCAGCCGCGTGCTTTCGCTTCGATCGACGAACACGACGACGCGATCGTCGAGCGCTGGAATGGGGTCGTTGGCGACGAGGACATCGTATATCACCTTGGGGACTTCGCATTCTCGCTCAAGCAGAATGCGGATCGTGTCCGGGCGATCTTCAACCGACTGAATGGCCGAAAGCACCTGGTTATCGGGAATCACGACGTCGATAAGAGGGGTAATCTGCATTCGGCGTTGGCATCGCTCGACTGGGCTGCTCGCCCGGAACACGCGATGCGAACCCGCGATGGCGGTCACGACGTCTGGCTGGCTCACTATGCCGCTCGGACGTGGCCGTGTAGCGGTTACGGCAGCATCCACTTTTTCGGGCATTCCCACGGCAAGCTTCCCGGCTACGGCCGCTCGCGCGATGTCGGCGTCGACATGCCGGATGTCGCCTTCACGCCCCGTACTTTTGGGGAACTGACCAAGGATATGGAGCTGAACGATGCGTTTGGAAAATGATATCGCGATCGGTCGAGAGGTCCGCGACATCCTGTCGGACAGCGTCGCACCTGGCGTCGGCGATGGCTGGTACCACCTCGTCGGCAAGGCGCTGTGCAACGTATTCAGGAGGCTCGATTTTGTCCGATGA